GAGTCAACTTCCCCTGAACTGCTAATATGTCGGGTATATTAACAGTTCAGGGGAAGTTGACTCCGGAGAAAGCAAAGAGTCTTAAAGATTCATGGGCGGCAGCATTTAATTATACTTCTGGAATGCCTGGCGGCATAGCTGTTATGGAGTCGGGGCTTGAATTTAAACCCGTAACAGTCAATCCGAAAGATGCACAGATGTTAGAGACACGCAAGTTTAATGTTGTAGAGATATGCCGGTTCTTTGGTGTCAGTCCGTCAAAGGTTTTTGATAATGAGAATTTAACTTATAGCAATATAGAGAGTTTTCAGTTAGGGTTTTTGACGGATACGATTTCACCGCTCGATTCAAAGATTGAAGCGGAGTTTAACAGGAAGGTATTGAGACCATCCAAAAGGCTGAAGAGCAAACTTAATCTTAGTATTGATGAACTTCTAAGAGCGAACATGGATACTAAAGCTAATTATTATTCTAAGATGTTTCAGATTGGAGCCTATTCTCCAAACAGGATAAGAGATAAGGTTGGAGAGCCGAGAACATCGGGCGGGGATAAATCATATATCCCATTAAATCTTATACCGGTGGACACTCCAATAACACAAAATAAAAAGGTTGATAAAAATTTAACAATAAATGGTAATGGAAAATCTGGAGATCAGGACGTTTCAGAATGAAGATTCTGAAATAAGGATGAAAAAAGACTCTCGTACGATTACGGGGAGTGCCATTGTCTTTAACAGGGATTCAAAACTTCTCTATGAGAATAATCAATTATTCTATGAAAGAATTTCATCTTCGGCGATGGAGGGAGTGGTTGAGAGAAGCGATATTTTCGTATGGCTTAATCATGATAAGGCGAGAGGGTTGCTTGCAAGGTCAAAGAATGGAGAGGGATCGCTATCTGTGAGCATTGATAATAATTCCGTTAGGTATTCATTTGAAGCTCCAAATTTTGCATTAGGCGATGAACTGATAGAGAATATCAAACGTGGCGATTTAAAGGGAACGTCATTCGGGTTCAGGGTTGCAGAGGGTGGTGAGAGATGGGTAGTAAGGGCGGATGGTTCTAAACTGAGGATAATTAATAAGTTTAGCGAAATTAGAGACATAAGTCCCTGTTATGATCCTGCTTATGAAGATACAACCGTAGCACTGAGGAGTTTACAATCATTAAAAGAAGAGGACTTAAAGCCAGAAATTGAGGAGCCAGAAGTTAAGCCGGTTACAGAGGAACCTGTAATTGAGCCAGTAATTCCTGAGCCCGTAAGGATGGTAAAAACAGATATAAATTTAATAAATAAAAAAATGTTAACAATCGAAGAATTAAAAGAAAAACGGGCTAATGCCTTTGAGGAAAATGATAAAATCTTTGAACTCAAGAATACTGAAAACAGAACAATGACCGACAAAGAAGAGGCTATTGTTTCTGCTAATAACAAACTGACTAAGGAGTTGGACTTTCAGATTGAAACTGAAGTTCGCAAGCAGGGAAACAGCTCTTTCACTGGGCCTTATATCAAGGTTGTAAAAGAACGTGAAGCCTTTTCGCTTCTTAAATCTATTAATGCACTGGTTGAGAGAAGGGAAATGCCCGCTGCTTCCAGGGATATGTTTGTACGTGGTAGGGAGTCTTTCCGTCAGGCCGGAATAACCGCAGCAGGTGAGATACTTCTTCCCGAACTGAGGGCTAATGAACTTGTTTCAGGAACTGATAATTTGGGTCAGGATTTTGTACCGGAAGATAAAAAAGCAATTCTTCCTCCGCTTCAGAATAACCTGGTATTTACAAAAGCAGGCGCAACTTATCTCACTGGGTTAACCGGTACAGTTAGTGTTCCCTCATTCAGTGATGCTACCATCGCATGGAAAGGTGAGATTGCTGCCGCTGTCACGGCAGGTATGACAACCGCTGAGGTAACTTTTTCACCGAGGAGACTGACCGCATTCATGGAAGTATCAAAATTGTTCCTTCAACAGAGTGGCCCTGCAGCCGAAAGGATGCTCATGGAGATACTTTCTTCAGCTACCGCTCGTAAACTTGAGTCCACTATCTTAGGTATAGTAGTTGGAAGCGCAGATCAACCACAGGGAATGGGTTATAAGACAACCACAGGAACAGATACAAAAGCTAATGCAGTTGTACCAACTTACGCAGCTCTGGTGAATATGGAGGCCGCCGTTGATGCAGCAAATGCAGCAGTAGGTAACCTGGCATACATAACAAACGCAGGCGGTCGTGGTATTCTGAAGCAGATCGACAAAGGTGTCAATAACGATACCGGCGATATGCTCTGTTCAGAGACTAATATTGTAAACGGTTACCCGCTTTATGTTACAAATGGAGCTTCTGCGGTAGCTGGTGACGATGATATTGGTGATCTTTTGGTATTTGGTAACTGGAAAGACCTTTGCATTGGTCAGTGGGGTGGATATGACATCACAGTCGATCCTTATTCCGCTGCTAAGAATGGTATGGTTATACTTACGATCAATGCTTATTTCGATGCAAAAGGACTCAGGGGAACCGCTGCAACAGATGTTCACGGAACGGTTTCAACCGTTGCCGATGACTATGCAATCAGCTTCTCCTCGATCTCTATTAAGTAAATAAAAATAATGGTCGGGGGTGAAAATCCCCCTTCCATAATTATATGATAGGAATAGTAACAGCATCACATAAAAGACCAGAGATAGATAAACTCTGGTGTCTCTCGATTGAACGGATCAGGAAAACTAATCCCGGTCTGTTTGGTGTCGTTGTTGTTGTTAGTGAGCGTGAGGATAGAAAGGTTTTTGAAGATTATGACATGGAGGTTCACATGACTAAAAACGAACCACTCGGAACAAAACATAATTATCTTTTTAGTAAGGCCAGAGAGTGGGGGTTTACTCATTTACTTTATCTTGGTTCAGATGATATAGTTGATGATAACTATATCACAGAGCTTTTGAAACATCAGGATAAAGATATTGTCTGGGGCAGGGGTCTGACGTTTTATAGTGTTCAGCAACATCGGGCGAGGTTCTGGGATGCACCTTATCGAAATGCAGCGGGGCCAGCTAAGTTAATTAATATAAGGGTACTTGATGCGGTTAACTGGACGGCTTACTACCCTGAGAATAATAACAACCTGGAGCATAAGAGTTATGAAATTATGTCTCCTTTTATTAAGACAAAGCATGTCTTTTCAGTTAGTGAGGTAGGGGGACTTTTAATGGATGTTAAGGGTAAGACTTGCATAAACTATTATAATCAGTTTGCAAGTGTAGGCACTGAAAGAAGTTTGGAATATATATATAGCAAGTTATCAGCGAAAGAAGTTGAATATTTGAAAACATTAAATTAAAATATCATGGCAAAAAAGAAGTTTTTATTTAGTTATCAGAAATGGTTTAATAACGAAGTGACGGCAACTGTGGAGCAGGGCGCAAAGTCTAATATTATTTTAACATTTCTATCTAATAAACCTTTACTTAGGGCTGTCGCTGGTGAATTTACATCAACCGGAACAGTTAGGACATGCAGTACATTAACTCATACAAGCGTAACACAAATAACACTTGCAATGAACTCAGCCTATGCACTAAACAACCCCATAACGCTGGTATTCAATCCAACGCTAAAGGGAGCAACAGTTACTAAAACCGTAACAAATAATATATCATCGTGAGTACTTATTTAACATTGGAAGAAGCAAAGGCACATCTGCGGGTAGATTTCACTGATGACGATATTTACATTCAGTCGTTGTGTGATCTTGTCGAGGAGGTTGTCGCTGTCGAGATTGCCGGGTCGGTTGCGGGTGAGGGTACGGTAACTACTGCCGGGACTGTTGCGCTTGTCGGAAGTGAAAGCAACTTCACTGATTTTGTTGTGGGTGATACCATAACAGTAACAGGGGAAACAACCCGAACAATCGCAACGATAACAGATGATTTACATCTTACCGTAACTGCTGCTTTTGCTACTTCGGTTAGTTCACTTACTTACGTTATGCACGCAGGTATTCCGCTTGTTTCCGGAGATATACCGGCAGGGTTAAGACATGCTATGTTATTACTCGCGGGAAATTTCTATATGAACAGGGAGCCGATAAGTATTGGAATCAATGTAACCGATTTACCGCTTTCTTACAAGTATTTAATTGCACCTTACAAAAACTATACAGTCAAATGAGAACAGGAGTTTATAGAATAGTAAATAAGAAATCAGCGAAGGATTTTCATATCATAGGAACTATGAATATTGAAAAATATTTTGCAGAGTATGACCTTTCGAAGTATGAATATAAACTACTTCGTGAGACACTTAAGCAGGAACTACCGTATTATACCGAACACTTTAAAAAGCGGTTTGGTGAGGTATCAACAACTATCCTGGATGAGAAAGAACCGGAAGTTAAGGAACCTGTAAAAGTAATAAAGAGAGCAACCAGAAAAAAGAAATGAGAGCAGGCGGCGCATATCACCGGATTAAGTTCTATGCTAAAGTTACAACACGTGACTCTTATGGTGCTACTGTTGACACATGGCCAACGGCAACTATAACGACCAGGGGAGAGATACGCTATACCGGAGGGTTTAAGACTCTTAACAATGAAGAGAAGTTTTACTCAAAGTCAATGGAGTTGATGGTCAGGTATCGTACTGGTATAACTGAGACAATGAAAGTAATGATTGATGAGGGAACGGATTATTACGGGATAACCTATATTGAAGAGTTGGGAAGAAAAGAGACATTAAGATTAACACTTGAAAAAATTAACTCGTGATGGTACTGATGTAATGACAATAAAAACAGGCGATATAATTGTAACTAAAAGAAAGAAATCATGAATAGACAAATGGGTTCTGAAGGTGTTTTAATGGTAGTGGGTGCATCAGCAACCCCTATGACAACGGGATATAAGTGTTACTCAGTTGTAATAAGGGTTGATGACACACAAATAAAATCTGTAACTATCAGCGGAGCGGCTGTAACTAATAAGTTATGGGAAAGCGTAGCACTTAAAAGGGGTGATTACATTCCTTTTGATGTACCGATAACAAGTATCACCCTAAACGCTGCTGGTGATAGTGTATTTTGCTACCTGGAGAAATTATAATGGAAGTTTCCATAAACACGGATAACATA